ATCAATTAGATATTGGTGGAACAGGTAATGAAAGATTTGGTAAAAGAGGTTTCGATGGTATCGATGACATGATAGACTGGTGGACTGAAGATAGACCTGAAGATTGGAGACAAAGAGACTAATGGAAACACTTCTATTAACTTGCTTACAAGCACAGTTGATTGCGGGAAGAGTTTATAAACAAGACATTCCGAAACAAGCAAAGCTTGAATTAATTTCGGAATTGAAACTTATTTCACCAAAAGAATGTAAATTAGAAAGATAATCTTGCTGAGAGTTTCTTAGCAATCTTTTTAGCAGGGGCAAACAGAGGTTTAAATCTCTTTTGCCCCTCTTTTGTAAATTTATCTCCTACAACATCGTCAATAATAATCTTGTTTTCTGTTTCATAGAATGCATTAGTTTCAACTTGATCTCGGATATATTGCTCTACATTATCCGTGCTATCAATTAATTTAGTTCCTTCTGCTGAGTATTCAAAGATATCAACTGTTCCTGCATCAGTCATCACGTAATGCAGAACAGGTTTAACTTGTTTGATTTTAATTTTAAACTTATTCTTAACTGCTTCTCGGATCAACGGTTCAGCTGCGTTCTTAACGACGTTGAGACCGATGCTAGAGACCATGGTAGCAGCAGTGGTCACGACTGCCACAGCACCTGCGGTGGCAACCAGAGAGGGGTCTGGGAGGTCGATGTTGACCCCTGCGATGCTGATGCTCGGCTTGTCTGCTGGGATCTCTGCTTTCGTTACTGGAGGGGTCTGGGTGAGTGCCTGGATCTGTGGAGGAAGTTCAGGTCTGCTATCAGGTAACCCTCTGGTCTTATCCTGCTGTTGCTGTTGTTCTTTTTCCTTTTCTGCTTTTACGGCTGCATCAAATTCTTCCTGTGTGGGTACATTAATCACAGGATATTTAATCGAGGTATCTGGATTATCAAAAACAGGTAAAACAAGTCCCCGAGAAACAGGGACTTGCATCTGTTGAATTACAGGAGGATCAAGCTTCTGTATCAGCGTACCTTGAGGGTTCGGTATTCGTTGCTGCTGTAGTTGGTTCTGCTGCAACTGCGGTATCGAAGACAGGTTGGACTGCTGGTTCGGCAGGTTCTGGAGTTGGTTCGACTGCGGTGGTTGCAGGAACGGAATCGATTCTTGGGGCATCGTCCTTCTTATCTTCCTTCTTCAAAGTATCAACACCGAAGGTTGCGGCTGCTGCAGTAAAGACTGTAGCAATAAAGGTTGGGTCCATCGTTGATAATAGACCAGCATAACTAGCTGTAAGTAGTGCAGCACTCCAACTCAAAACTGAAATTCTAACGATTGTGCTCATACATCTTTCCTTCTTTTGAGTTTCCATCGTCCTAAAAAATTAGAGGGGTATGGTCCCCTCTATTTATATTATGCTTCTTTTTTCTTACCGATGTTATATTTAGATTCCAGAGTCCATTCACTTTTGTCTTTATAAGCAATCACTTTGATCTGATTGAGTGGTGCAGCATCTTCAATCTGAGTTGCTTTCACAAGTTCAATCAGACCCCAATCCGAAAGAAGTTGTACAATACGATTGCGACGCTGAATATCATTCAGAGAGAAGTTTGTATCTTTACGATCCAGAGCAAACAACTCTTTAAAATGAACGATGTAATACTTACCTTTCTTATGAAGAATGTGACAAGATTGATAGAGTTTCTTTTCCTTTCTAGAAGCAACTCCAATACGGGTTAAAGTTTCCCTAACCTTGAGAAAGTCATCGGGCTCTTTCAGAAGGACTTCAACCATGTCTTCTTCAGACCATTTCACTTCAGTATCACTCATTTTTTTCCTCCAACATTAAGCTTAGACTCTATAAATTTTAGTTGTTCTTTGGTTAATAACCCAAGAGCAGTCTTAGCTTTTTCATTACTATAACCATAGTATCGCTTAACCAACTCAAGGTCTTTGAGGGAATCCTTCTTTAACCAAGGAGAGAAACGTTTTCTCTTACGAATACTATTTATAAAAAAGTCGTATTGCATCTTTTTATCTAGATGCGATGCCATGTTCATTTCATTTGCATACAGAACAGTGTCCATAAATCCAGAGAGGCATCGATTAATAATATAAGGAGGATATGCTGTAATTGCTTCCTCATCCGCATCCATCAAATTGTTCTTATCAAAGTTGATAGAGTTGAGATAATGTTTCAGTTCATAGGTCATAATTAAACAATAACAATTCAGCACGGTCTTTCTGATCATCCATGTAATCACCAACGGATCGCATGGTATAAGTTAATTCATATGTAGAAGCACCCCACCCTTCAAATCTACTCTTAACAAATAAAGAGGAGTTATAACTGATTAGGGATTTACATGGAGTAAAACTCATGCGTTTTGCAAATAGTTCGTGATCAAACTTCTTATGCATCTCACCCTTTTTACCATACAGATTATCCTTAATATCATAAGGAGGATCCAAGTAAATAAAAGTTTCTGGAGTCCCATCAAGCATCTCTTCATAAGAGAGATTAGTAATCTTCCAGTTTTTAATGATCTCACCATACTTAGGAAGATTCTCAATACCCTTCATCGAGAAGTTTGACACACTGGCTTGGGGAGAAAATGAAGAAGATTCGGTAAGACCAGAAAAACTACACTTATTAATAATGTAGAAAGCAACAGCACGATAATAATCTTCTGCTTCTGGATGATTCAATTGAATCTTCATCTCATTAAAGAGTTGACGAGCAAGATCAGGTGTACCGTAATCTTCTTTATAACCTTTAATACTTTCATAAAGATCTTGTGGATATTCTTGAAGAATAGACCAGAAAGTATAAAGAGGATTATACAAATCATTTACCCAAACAGGAACATCAGGAAACTGTTTAGTAAATTCGATTGCTACAGATCCACCACCAATAAAAGGTTCCCGATAATCTTTAATATCTTTTGGGAACTTTGGTAGAAGAAATTTAGTTGCCCGACTCTTGCCGCCTGGATAACGTAAAGGAGTTTTTAAACTTTTCATAGAATCAATTTCTTTTCTGGTGGAGTTACAAGATTAGAAGTGTTGAAAATCATATTATAATTCTCAACTGCTGCAGGTTGAGGAACTGTTACGTAAACAATAAACTGTTTAAAAACTTCAATATATTCAACTTCAGGATCTGAAATTGGAGACCATGGAGCAAATCCAAGTTGTTTATTTGAAGGAACTAGAACTAAAGGATTTCTAATATGGATAGCATCTTCTACTTCTCCAACAACTTCAGTAACAATATCCTCACCAGAGGACATACGAATCAATTTAATAGTCATACAAATTTACACTCACACATAATTTCAGTAAGAGCTGCCAGAAGATTCACTTCTTGGTCAGCAACGAAAGCACTTTGGTATTGGTACTTAGCAATAATAAGAACGGCAGCAGGAATAGTTGCGGGTGAAAGGCAATCATAACAGGCGTCATAAACCCTGCGAAGTACAAAGTTAGGGTCGTTGTCCAAGTTGGAGACCACCCACTTTCGGACCTCAGTATAGTTTTTATCTTTGAGATGATTGATAAGATCATTTACTCTAACATCCGATACTAACGAAAGAATACCAGTATCAATTTTACCACCAGAAGCATACCGTTGCAACTCATTAAGAGTTCGACGCCAATCTGGGAAGTGTTTATTGATTACTTCAGCAACAACTTTTGCATCATACTCCACACCTTCATCCGCAAGTACAGACCTGACACGGTTGAAAAATTCTGCTGCGATTGCGGGTTTCTCTTTTCCTGGGATGCTGAAGTCGATACAGGAGCATCGAGAGTGAAGTGGTTCGATGATCTTGTTTTTGAAGTTTGCTGTGAAGATGAATCTACAGTTGCCAGCAAACTCCTCAATAGACGCACGTAGGAGGAGTTGTACGTCGTTTGTTGTGTTATCTGCTTCGTCAATAATGATGACTTTGTGTTTAGCAGTTGACGTAAGCGAGCGGGTCGAAGCGAAGTTCTTCGCATGGTTTCTGACAGTATCGAGGAATCTACCTTCGTCGGATCCATTAATGACATAATAATCTGCTCCTAATTCTTCACAAATCGCTTTTGCAATAGTAGTTTTACCAATACCAGGAGGACCAGAAAGAAGGAGATTCGGAATCTCACCCTTTTCAGA